CCGTAGCGCGATGGTTGACAGTGTACCCCACATAATTTTATACCCCACTCAAAGCACCTTGTATGATCACATATAGGTTCAAGACCCCTACTCCTCGTAGTGAAACTAAATGGGGTGGGAAACTGATAGTGAAAGGATTGTCAATCCCTATGACCCCCCGGCAGAGAGATGTATATCTATACGTCAGATTTTTTTGGGAAAAATTTGGATACGCACCATCACAAACTGACATTGCCTATGGGCTTGGCTTGAAGTCAAAATCAAATATTCAAAGAATAGTGAAACGTCTGGTAGATAGTAAGGTACTATCGGCAGACAAGTTTAAACACCGGGTTGTGAAACCTGCCAATGTCAGCCTTGTAAGGCTGCTGTCACGAGATGCAAGGGTTGGGGTTGAAAAACGATCTGACACTTGAAGATGTAGCTCCGCTCCTTGATAAGATGACTGCCAACGAGCAGTCTGAATTATTCAAGTTGCTAGGGGTATATCAAAGACAGCAAAAGGAAAGCGAAGCAGAGCGAAGCTTCTTAGCCTTTGTCAACTTGATGTGGCCGGACTTTGTGTCAGACGAATTCATTGCTGGCAGACACCATGCAATCATGGCTAAGAAGTTTGAGGGCATAGCTGATGGGTCTATAAAGCGACTGATCATCAATATGCCACCACGGCATACCAAGTCTGAGTTTGCCTCTTACATGCTGCCAGCATGGTTCATGGGCAAGTTCCCACATAAGAAGATTATTGAAGCCTCACACACAGGCGACAAAGCACTTGAATTTGGACGACGGGTTAGGAACCTTGTAGCTGCGCCCCAGTATCAGGCTGTGTTCCCTAGCGTCCTCCTTCAGTCGGACTCAAAGGCGGCTGGCAAGTGGTCAACCAATAAGGGTGGGTCATATTTTGCCGTAGGCGTGGGTGGCGCTGTCGCTGGCTATGGTGCTGATCTGATGATCATTGACGACCCCCATTCAGAACAGGATGGAAAGAATCTGAACTCGGATTCCTTTGATGCCGTCTACGACTGGTATATGACTGGACCCCGGCAGCGTTTGCAGCCGGGAGGGGCTATTGTGTTGGTCATGACCCGCTGGGGTAAGAAAGACTTGACCGGCAGGTTGCTGGACTATGCCGCCAAGAATCCCAGTGCTGACCAGTGGGAAGTGATTGAGTTTCCTGCGATCTTGCCTTCTGGCAAGCCGCTTTGGCCCGAATTTTGGAGTTTGGAGGAGCTAGAGGCGACCAAAGCCACGATCTTCCCCAGATTCTGGGCGGCACAGTACCAGCAGGAACCAACGTCGGCTGAGTCAGCCATCATTAAAAAGGACTGGTGGAAGCTGTGGGAAGAACCCAATCCTCCGGACTGTGAGTACATCATCCAGTCTTGGGATACCGCCTTTACCAAGAACGAACGCTCAGACTACTGCGCCTGTACCACTTGGGGCGTCTTCTACCATGAGCAGAGAAAGCCAATGTCATCGGTGGTTGTTAAGACCCCGGCAGTTGTGCTAATAGATTCGTTTAAACGCAAGATGGAATTCCCTGAACTAAAGCAAACTGCTTTTGACCATTACAAAGAGTACAACCCGGATACGCTTCTTGTGGAAGCAAAAGCCTCAGGGCAGTCATTGATTCAAGAACTTAGGCAAATGGGCATCCCGGTACAAGAGTTTGTGCCTTCCAAGGGGAATGATAAGATAGCCCGTGTAAACGCTGTGACTGACCTGTTTGCGTCGGGAATGATTTGGCATCCTGACACACGATGGGCGCATGAATTGATTGATGAGGTGGCGGACTTCCCCAACGGCGAACACGATGACTTGGTGGACTCAATGACCCAAGCGTTGATCCGATACCGGCAAGGTGGCTTTATCCGGCTCCCGTCTGATGAGATAGACGAACCCACGCCACGCAAACGCACGGCCTATTACTAGGGTACAAAATGGAAAAACCGCTAACCCCAATGTCGGTTCAAGACATAGAAAACTCTCCTGCTGTCGAGTTTGACATCATCCCCGAAGGGGAGAGTATGGTAGAAGTTGAAATTGAGATGGAAGTGGATACTGACTTCTCCAAGAACTTGGTAGAAGACATTAGTCCGCAGGAATTGCAGTCGCTGTCTCAGCAATTGCAAGACGACATCCGGATCGACAAATCCTCCCGCCGTGACTGGGAGAAGACTTTATCTGACGGTTTGGAACTTCTTGGCCTGAAGATAGAGGAACGGACTGAACCGTGGCAGGGTGCTTGTGGCATCTACCACAGCATGTTGACCGAGTCGATCATCAAGTTCCAGTCTGAAATGATTATGGAGACGTTCCCGGCCAATGGGCCGGTACTGACCAAGATCATCGGCAAAGACACCAAAGAGAAGTCTGAAGCTGCCGCCCGTGTCAAAGATGACATGAACGATCAGTTGACGGACAAGATGCCTGAGTTCCGCCCCGAACATGAGCGAATGTTGTGGAATCTTGGCTTCTCTGGTTCCGCCTTCAAGAAGGTGTACTACGACCCGGCCCTTGGCCGTCAGGTATCCATGTTCGTGGCGGCAGAAGACATCCTGCTGCCTTACGGCACGAGTGAATTGAGTCTGTGTCCGCGTGTCACACAGATCATGAAGAAGACCGAGAGTGAGATCAATCGTTTGATCTCTGACGGCTTCTACGCCCCGTTTGAACTGGGTGAGCCGGGGCGTGAGATCAGCGAGATCGAGAAGGCGAAAGAACGCCTTTCTGGCGTTAACGCGATGGAGGACAACCGTCATACCTTGTACGAAATCACGGCTGATCTTGATCTGCCGGGGTTTGAGGACGAGAAAGACGGCGAACCAACGGGCGTTGCCCTGCCATATGTCGTCACAATGGACGCATCGGGAACGATCTGTTCCATTTACCGCAACTATCAACCAGATGATGAGCTAAAGAAGAAGCGTCAGCACTTCGTTGGCTACACCATGATTCCGGGCTTTGGCCCGTACGGCTTTGGTTATGTGCACATTTTGGGTGGATACGCCAAGGGCGCTACCTCAATCATGCGTCAATTGGTTGATGCCGGTACTCTGGCCAACCTTCCGGGCGGACTAAAGGCTCGTGGACTGCGTATCAAGGGCGACGACACCCCGATTGCTCCGGGCGAATGGCGTGATGTGGATGTTCCGGCTGGAACTATCCGCGACAACCTTGTCAACCTGCCGTACAAAGAGCCGTCACAGACGCTCTTGATGCTGTTTAAAGAGATTGTTGACGAAGGTCGGATGCTGGCTTCAACGGCGGACATGAAAGTCGCCGATATGAACCAACAAGCACCGGTCGGAACGACCCTTGCCATCATCGAACGCATGATGAAGGTGATGTCAGCGGTGCAAGCGCGTATCCATGCCTCGATGAAGAAGGAGTTTGGCCTTCTGCGGGACATCATTCGGGACTACACCCCCGAAGAATACGACTATGAGACTGAAGCTGGTCGCAAAATCAAAAAGTCTGACTACGATCACTGCGACATCATCCCGGTCTCTGACCCGAATGCCTCCAGTTCAGCACAAAGGATGGCGCAATATCAGGCTGCTTTGCAGCTTTCTCAGACCGCACCTCAGCTTTATGACCTTCCGATGCTGCACCGGGAGACTTTACGGGTGCTTGGCCTGAAAAACGCCTCTGAAATTGTCCCTGATAAGGACAATATGAAGCCAAAAGACCCGGTAACCGAAAACATGAACATCATGAACGGCAGACCGGTCAAGGCATTCATATATCAAGACCATGATGCGCACCTTGCGGTGCATTTGGCGGCGGCACAAGACCCAAATATCCAGCAATTGATTGGCCAGAACCCAATGGCGAACCTGCTTCAGCAATCGCTTCAGGCTCACTTGATGGAACACATGGCATTCAAGTATCGCAACGACATTGCCAAGCAAATGGGCGTCCCGATGCCGAAAGATGGCGACGATCTGGACGAACAAATGGAACTTGATGTCAGCCGTCTCGCGGCAGAAGCCGCGCCTTTGGTTCTTCAACTGCACAGTCAAAAAGCTGCACAAGCAGCGGCTATGCAGCAACAGCAAGACCCAATGATTCAAGCTCAACAGCAAGAACTTGCTCTGAAAGCTCAAAAACTGCAACAAGACGCACAAGAATCGCAAGCTGAACTCGCCCTAAAAGCTCAAACTCAGGCGGAAAAAATTGCGGTTGAACGTGAACGTATTGCATCCCAAGAAAAAATTGCTGGTGCGCAGATTGGCAGCAAGTCAGCGATTGACAATAAAAAGCTGGAAACAGACCAGCGCATTACGGGGTTCAAAGCAGGGATTGACCTTAGGAAACCACGGTGATCAGTAGATCAATTGAGGAGTACTACCGCAAAGAGATGCGTCAGCAGATGAACGAACTTGCTGACGTGGTTGCTACTGGAGGCGCAGCAGACTGGGATCAGTACAAGTACATCACGGGCCAGATTGCTGGGCTTGCGTGGGCGGAACGTGCGTTCCTTGATCTGGTTGAAAAGAGCCAAAAGGAGCAAAACGATGATTGAGCAAACCAACCAGATTAAAGAAGAGATTCCAGAAAGTGAGGCAGATGCAAAACAGCTGCCTGAGCCTTCCGGTTATCGAATTTTGATCGCGTTGCCCAAAGCAGAAGACACCTACGAATCTGGTCTGGCAAAAGCCTCACTCACGCAAACCATCGAGCAAGTCTCGACGGTGGTTGGCTTTGTGTTGGCCGTTGGCCCAGATGCATATAAAGGAGATAAGTATGTTTCTGGCCCTTGGTGCAAGAAAGGTGACTTTGTTTTGATCGGGCCGTATTCCGGTTCGCGCTTCAAAGTTCATGGTCAGGAATTCCGCATGATTGACGATGATCATGTGCTTGGTGTTGTGCAAGACCCCCGTGGCTACAGCCGCGCCTAACTGGAGACGATAATGTCTAAAGAAGAGTACATGTCAGACCTCGACGCGCCGTCTGGCGATGTCGTGGAAGAAATTGCAATAGATGATGTCTTGGTGGAGGTAGTGGATGACACCCCGCCAGAGGACAGAAACAAGGCTCCCTTGGTGGAGAACCCTGAGCCGGACGAAGATGAACTGTCTTCATATTCGGATCGGGTCAAAAAGCGCATCAGTACCTTGCAACGCGCTTACCACGACGAACGTCGCGCCAAAGAGGTTGCGGCACGAGAAGCCCAAGAGGCTTTGCGCTATGCGCAGTCTGTGGTCGAACAGAATAAATCCTTGGTTCAAAAGTCAAATACTGACTCAACGCTTCTGCATGACACTTGGAAAGCGAAAGCTGAAGGTGACCTTTCAATAGCGAAACGTCAGTATAAAGAAGCATATGAATCAGGAGATGCAGATCAGATCATTGATGCTCAAGAAGCACTTAACCGTGCAACTATGCGACATGAATCTGCAATCACAAAACAAGCCCCTTTACAACAGGAATTTGTTCCTGTAAAAAGCAACCAAGACGTTTACACGCAACCGGCTCCCGATCAAAACGCCGTAGCATGGACTCAAAAGAATCCGTGGTTCGGTAAAGATCGCCAGATGACGAGCTTGGCTTACGGAGTACACGAAGATTTAACGTCTCGCGGAGTTCATCCCGAAAAGGATGCCGATTACTACTACCGCGAGTTAGATAAAGCAATGCGTAAGCGTTTCCCTGAGCATGACTGGGGCGACACCGCAGAGCGCAACGAGAGTAATTCTCGCCAACCTTCACGACCCGCCGCAACTGTGGTCGCACCGGTCACAAGAACATCGTCCGGTAGAAAAGTTGCGCTGACGCAGACGCAGGTCGCCATCGCAAAACGCTTGAACATTCCGCTTGCGGAATACGCCAAACAAGTAGCAGCTTTACAAGGAGCGAAATAATGGCTGACACTCGTCAAACTCGTGAATCACAGAGCCGTGCTACGGACGAAAGACCGAAGCATCAGTTTGTTCCACCCCAAGTGCTTCCGGAAGTACCGAAGCGCGACGGATGGAGCCACCATTGGGTTCGCACCGGCATTTATGGCACTGCCGACAACACCAATGTGTCTTTGAGATTCCGTGAAGGTTGGGAACCAGCACCGAAAAACGAATATCCGGAAATGTTTGTTATGACGGATCGTGATACGCGCTTTCCCGACAATATTGAAATTGGTGGGTTGTTGCTTTGCCGCGCACCGAAGGAAGTCGTTGAGGCTCGTAATGATTACTATGCAAAACGAGCGCACGAAGCCACGATTGCGGTAGACAACAATCTTATGCGTGAGAATGATCCTCGTATGCCTCTCTTTAAAGAGGGCAAGTCGTCGATCAGTTTTGGGCGCGGTGGCAAGTAGTCACCGCTCATATAATTTAGGAGAACTTCATGGCATATCCGACTGTTGACGCCCCGTACGGGTTACGTCCTGTCAACTTGCTTGGTGGTCAGGTGTACGCCGGTTCTACTCGTCAAATGGCAATTGGCAGCAGCCACGGCACTGCTATTTTCTTTGGCGACGTAGTCTCGATGTCCGCTTCTGGTACTGTTTGGGGTACTGCCGCAATCAGCACCGATTCCCCCGTGCAAGTAGCAGGTGTTTTTATGGGTTGTTCGTACGTGAACACCCTTGGTCAGCGCGTTTACTCGCAATACTATCCGGCACTTACTGCTGGTACGGTTGATGGCACTAATGCCATCCAAGCCTTTATTGCGGATGATCCTGATCTGGTGATGAAAGTCGCTATTGTGTCCGGCACTACCGTTATCAGCGCGAACACTCGCGCCGGTCTGGTTGGTGGAACCGTACCTTTGGTGAACAACCTTGGAAACACTATCACTGGCGACAGCAAACTGGCGATCCTCTCGACCGCTGGCACTGCTACCACGCTTCCGCTCAAAGTAATCGACGTTGTGCCTGAGACTACGAATGCTGCTGGTTCCTTCACTGAAGTTTATGTGACTTGGACTGCTGGCGTTCATATGTATCGTGGCGCTGCTGGCATCTAAGGGGATAAATAATGGCAATTTCACGCGCACAATTACTGAAAGAGCTGCTCCCCGGCCTGAATGCACTGTTCGGCATGGAGTACAAGCGGTACGGCGAAGAACACAAGGAAATCTACGATACCGAGACTTCTGAGCGTTCGTTTGAAGAAGAAGTCAAACTGTCTGGTTTCTCTGCCGCTCCGGTGAAGAACGAAGGCAATGCGATTGTCTACGACAACGCCCAAGAAGCTTGGACTGCTCGTTACAACCACGAAACCATCGCCCTTGGTTTTTCGATCACTGAAGAAGCGGTCGAAGATAACCTGTACGACAGTCTGTCGTCGCGTTACACCAAAGGTCTGGCTCGTGCAATGGCTTACACCAAACAGGTTAAGGCCGCGAACATTCTGAACAATGGCTTCACCGCTGGTTATACCGGTGGCGATGGTCAAGTTCTGTTCTCGACCGCTCACCCGCTGGTGTCTGGTGGCGTTAACAGCAACACCCCGGCAACTCAAGCCGACTTGAACGAGACCTCGCTGGAAAGCGCTGTCATTCAGATCGCTGCTTGGACTGACGAACGTGGTCTGCTGATCGCTGCCAAGCCGCGTAAGCTGATCATTCCTCCGGCTCTGCAATTCGTTGCAACCCGTCTGTTGGAAACTTCTCTGCGTGTCGGCACGAACAACAACGACATCAACGCGCTGAAGAACAACGGCTCGATCCCGGAAGGCTATGCTCAGAATCACTTCTTGACGGACACCAACGGCTGGTTCCTGACCACCGATGTGCCGAACGGTCTGAAGCACTTCGTGCGTACCCCGATGCAAACGGGTATGGACGGCGACTTTGACACCGGCAACGTCCGCTACAAGGCTCGTGAGCGTTACTCGTTTGGCTGGTCTGACCCGCTCGGCATCTTCGGATCGCAAGGCGCGTAATGTAGTAAAGGTGGATGGCAGACTGAAGAACTAGCCATTAAAAGACAGCTTAAAGCGTCCACCTGTTTTACCTATCTGGGAATTTAGACCTGTATCGACTGCCCCAGCAGACTTAGTAGAGACGATATAGGCATGTGCTACTACACAAGGAATATCAAATGGCTATCTCCACATTTGACGGCCCCGTTCGGTCGTTAAACGGTTACTACGTTCAGGGCAATGGCAACTTCATTACTCTTGGCGCTACGGTAACCCTTTCTGTTGCAGTTCATGCTGGCCACACCCTGTTGGTTCCGGCAACTTGCGCAATCATTCTTCCGGCTGTTAACGCCTCTACTGATCCGGCATCCTCTGGCCCCGGCTCTGACCCCAACACCCTTAGCAACCTTGGCGTGGCGTTCAACTTCATCTTTACCGCCGCTTCTGCTGGTGCTACCGCACAAACTATTACTTGCGCAAGCGGTGATGCGTTTGTTGGCCAAATTTCTGTGGCTGGTACGACTACTGCATCGTTCAACTCGACTGCCGGTACGATCATTACACTTAACGCCACCACCACTGGTGGACAGGCTGCTGGTAGCCGTCTGACGTTGACGCCATTTGCTGCTAACAAGTGGGGTGTGCAAGGCTCGTTCGTCGGTAGCGGAAGCGTTGCTACGCCGTACAGTTAATCAACCTTCTTGGGGGGAGTTTCGGCTCCCTTTCTTTGAACTACAAGGAGTTTGATTATGGCAATGCAATATGATGTCTCAAGCGTACACCTGAACCAATCTGGTTTTGGTTACATGGGGCGCACTCGTGTCAAAGGTGTTCTGGTGGCATCTACCGCTACTGGTGGCGCTTTGAGTATCTATGACACTCTTACGGCTCCCGTGAGTGGCACTTATGCTCGGTCAGGGACAACTGTCACCGTGACTAAATCCACACATGGATTGAGTACGGGGATGAAGGTTGGCATATCCTTTGCCGTTGGCTCTGGCGGTTCTGCCACCAATGGCAACTATGTGATCACGGTAACCGATGCCAATACTTTCACATTGGTCGATATCAATACCGGAACCATTACCGGCACTCCGGGCTGTGTTTATGTTTCAAATGCTATTGGCAGCAACTCAACTCAGTGGCATGCTTCTTTTGATACCGGAGCTAACGCTGGTGTAACAAGCATTTTGATTCCGGGAGAAGGTCTCCTGATTGAAAATGCTCTGTACGTTTCTATGACCGCAACTGACGTTCCCGCCGCAACCATTTTCTACGGGTGATTTGTGCAAACAAAACAAGGCTTCAACCTTGCTGGTAAGAAGTTGATGATTGGTCTTCCGGCCTACGATCATAAAGTAGGCTTGAGGATGGCCATTTCGCTGATGCGTCTCGGTCAGCAAGTGATGGAGCATGGGATTCATATTCAGGTCAGCAGCATCTGTGGCTGCTCTGTTGTGTCCCGCGCTCGTAACATGATTGCACACGAGTTCTTGAAATCGGATTGCGATCACCTTTTGTTCATTGATTCAGACATGAACTTTGAGCCGGAATCTGTTCTTCGCCTGTTGGCGTGGAGTCAGACAAAGCCTATTATTGGTGGCGCATACGAATCGCGCAAAGAGGGCAAGATTTACATCCTGTCCTTGGATGGCGACAAGGAACACGTCCAGATGGACGCGATGGGTAACGTCAAGGCTCGTCGCATTGCGACGGGGTTTATGATGATCCAGCGCCAAGTGTTTGAGAAGTTGGCTGAGATGCACCCTGAATGGGAGCATAAGGACAACACCAGCGACGCAATGTTGCACAGCTTCTTTGACTTCAAAGTAACCCGCGAGGGTTATATCGGTGAAGACTTCCTGTTCTGTGATCGCGCTCAAGAGGCGGGATTTTCAGTCTGGATCGACCCAACCATAAAGTTGGGTCACATGGGGATTCATGAGTTCAAGAGTGACTTTGGCAACGATGTGCTGTACCCGTTGCTGAAGCCGGTTGACGCAACAATGAGTGACGCGGCATGAAGACCCCGGCATGGCAGCGCAAAGAAGGCAAAAGTGCCTCTGGTGGTTTAAACGCCAAAGGGAGAGCCTCCTACAACGCAGCCAATCCGGGGAAGCCGGGTCTGAAGCGTCCTCAGCCGGAGGGTGGCAAACGCAAGGATTCATTCTGCGCCCGTATGACCGGTATGAAGAAGAAGCTGACTTCAGAGAAGACAGCGAAAGACCCGAATAGCCGTATCAACAAAAGCCTCCGGGCTTGGAATTGCTGAGGCAACCATGCCAAGTACATCGGCAAAACAACATCGTTTCATGGAAGCTGTGGCACACAACCCTGCCTTCGCAAAGAAGGCCGGTGTTCCTCAGTCCGTAGGTAAAGATTTTTCAGAGGCCGACAAAGGCCGTAAATTCGCAAAGGGTGGTGACATGAAAGACATGAAAATGACCATGAAGGCTGGCAAAGTCTCTAAGCGTATGCCGATGGCTGAAGAGATGGGCGGGATGAACCTGAAGGCTGGTGGCATGGGCTACGCTCGTGGCGGCGGCATCGAGTCCAAAGGCAAGACCAAGGGCACGATGATCAAGATGGCCAAGGGCGGTTACGTCCGTTCTGCTGATGGTTGCGCCTCTTCGGGCAAGACCAAAGGCACGATGGTCTAATGCGACCCTCTCGTGGCATGGGGGCGATTGCCTCCAATAA